CGCTATTATGTATCAAATCTCTGGGCATTCAATGCCGTTGTGGGATCATGATCGCGTTACTAATGCGGTTTTTCCAGATGGAACGTATTATCATGTTGCCGCTACTAGGAAATCAGGCAACAGTGATACCACAGTAGGCAATTCGTTGATCAATTTTGGTGTCTGGTATTACGTTATCTCGGAATTACACATTGAGCAACCATATCGGTTGATTGTTATGGGTGATGATGCTGTTTTCGTTTGTCAACGGAAATATCAAAGTTTGCTATCGCGTGTACCTGAGTTAGTGGAACATTGTGGTTTCACTAGCAAGGGTGCATGTGTTGACATCGAACACATCACCTTTTGTAGCAATCGTTTCTTTCCCTTACACAATTGGCACTTTTGTGCCGCACAGAAACCCGGCCGTGCTATAGCGAAGCTCGGATATGCTATCAACTCACCTGGTGGGTATCGTTACCGTCAGCGTTGGTTGCATGATCTAGCAGTTACGTTAGTATACGAGTTTTCGTTTGTTCCGGTTGTGCGTGCTATTGCTTTGTACTTTTGTGTGAATGTGTTAAACTTGGAAGCTGATTATTCTTCCTTTGCCAAAGTGGTGTATTCTGTGGATGTCGCTGATTTCGACAGGTTTACGCCACTGGATACACGTGGTATTAAGGATCGCCTTTTGGTTACTGGCGCTATGGTCCAATACTTCGCGGATTTGTATGGTATTAGTCGTGAGTCAGTAGACTCAGTCGAACGTGCTATACTGGCATCGGGGCCTTTGTTACCATTGTGCTTAGATTATCCAGTGCTGCGAGAAATCGTAGCTCAGGATGTCTAGGATAAGCAGCTCCACGCGGGGGCTTAAAATCCGGCTGTTACCGGCGCGTGCCCCGTCGTGAATTATGGGTAAAAATACCAAAAATTCTTCCGGTGGCCGTAAGAACTTATCATCCCAGTTGGCTACGCTAACTGGTCGTGTTAAGAATCTTACCACCACCGTTGCTCGAAAGAACATGTCTCGTCGTAAGAACTTCGATGCCCCTGCGCGTCGTAAGAATTTCGACATTGCAACTACTGCCGCGCCCTTAGTCCGCACAGGCTTGCCTGTGATGCCTAGGTTCGCGCAGCCCGTCGGTCATACCTATCGGTGCTCTGGCACTGAGATCTTATTCAGCGGGTTGGATGTCGCCTCTTATGCGGCTGGAAATAAGATTCATGGAACTCTGGTTGCGCCTGCCTCCATCGGAGGTCGGCTCGCCATGATCAATGAACTCTTTGAGAAGTACCGTGTCAACTCACTAGCTTTTGAAATCACTTGCACTGGCGCTACCACAAGCGCCGCTGCCATCATTGTGGGTTTCGATGCTGATGCTGGTGATGCTGACCCAACCACTGGAGCCTTGATGCGATCATGGCAACATAATCTAGTTATTGAAAGCAATACAGGTGGTGCTAACGTGCTTATTGTGCGTGTGCAACAGCCTGATGCAGGTTATTATACTAGTTATGATGTTCATGGTGACTATCGCCTGTCATTCTGCGGTCAGTTTTACACTTATCTGTTGAATAAGACTGCAGGCGCATCGGTTTCACTCATGTGCAGTGTGCATTATGACATAACATTTTATGAGCCACAACTCAACAATCCAATTACGAATCCTATCAATTTTAACACTAAGCGTTATGATTCGGGCTTTGTTGGTATGTTTGGTTCTGGTGTTATGCGGCCATCGACCGGTGTGGGAGCTGGTTGGTGGTCGTCAACGACGGCTGATGTTTGGAAACCAGCAGCGTGGGTAGTACATGATCAAGATGTGCAGCTTATCGCTAACGCAGCTCATTATTTGACCTACGCAGGCGGAGGTGCTATTTTACGACTCATCGGTGCAGGTATCTACACAATCATCACGAATTTCTTGCCGCACGACGTTGTTGCAAACTCTGGTTTTGTCCAAGGTAGCATTTCTAACGCGAATCCGCGATGTGTTGCTTCCATTTTGGAGAATACCACTCGTAAAGCTACCATCGGTGCAGGTGCTAATGCCATGTCATATAACTGTGACAGGATTTATGTGCCCGTTGGAGGAGAGGGTGATTATCAAGCCACTTACGAAGGTGCGTATACGGCTAGTTATTACCCTGAGTTTCACATGGCTATCGAGTATTCGCCACGTTAGAACCCAGGTTCACGTTTCACG